GCGGTAGCCACAGTAGCTTAGCCCCTCGATCACAAGGGGGGCAGCCACTGATCTGACAACTATGTCGTCACCATAAACGAGAACTCGTCCAGGGAATCCGCTGAGTTTCACTACGGAGGTACATAAAGCCCAAAATATTAAGGACTCTAGTTCAAACGTAAACCCGTTACCCATACTGCTGATCATCTCGAGTGAATGATAAGTATCATCATCCGGGGAGACTTTGCAACGTGGGCTTCGGATTGCTGTGAGTTCGCGAAACCAGTCTTGACTAAAGAGTTGATAACACAACACGGTGAGGGTGCTATTACTAGCACTTTTCTCATCTAATGTCGCATCTTCTCCATCAATCGAGGCCTTAAACGCGGCTCTGCGGTTCTTCGACTGATCACGGAGGTTAATGCCCACTGTACGGAGTGAATTCCGAAAGTGAACACCAACCCCCTTCTGGAGTGCCATATTGCCCGAGGGCTCCTTGGCACAGAATCGATCAGTCTTAGAATTTTTCGGTGCTGTAAAGCCTATGGAACCGGGAACTACTTCGACCCAATCGTCAGGAGATTCTCCGTACTTCTCACTCAGGAATTTCTTCCAGGGTGGGGTACAGGAAATCAGAGCCTGAACACGAGTCTTAGCGTTCCTAGTACACGTAACACGACCGGCATACTTCTTATGAGGCTGGGAACCCAGTTTTGCTTTTGGGAAACCTACCGACGCTCCGCCTGTGAAGGCCGAGTTCCGGTAAACATCATAAGTGAATGGCCCTATGAGATCCGCGATTAACCGTGACGCTGTGTGTAACAGCGCCTGGTGCGTGATCCCGTTGGACAGCTCCCCGATTGGAAATAACACCCTCTCGAAACATCCGAGGTTGTGTTTCTCGTCTTCTAGGAAACCCTGGAAAGCTGCATTAGCCCGTGTCTGTGCCGTGACATCTTCAGATGGCCCGTTATACTTGCTTAGGAAATTATCAAGCAGGTACTGGTCTCGCCGGGATGGCGAGTCACCAAAAGCAACCTTAAGTTCGTCGTGGACCATATGCGCGATGCATTTGAACTCGAAGAAAGGCAAGTCTGCCTCCTTCTTACGTATGTGTGTAACATTACTCATACATGCTGTCCTTACAAAAGGGATAGTTGAGTTCTACATCTTCCATCGAATTGAGCTACATTCGGGCTTTGTTAGCCGTATACGCGCTCATTGCCAGCCATTACCTTATTCAGGACAGGCTGATTTGCGGCTGTGTCACAGATCTTCACGCCCATGCCAAGAATCGCATCGCGATCAGCAGGGGTAGTTTGGGATCCATACTCAGCAGTGACGGTCAAGAAGGAAACGTCGACGATTTTATTAACAGATACACCGTTAATAGTCTCGACAACAACCTTCGGGATACTCACTTTCGCAACGCATTTTATACGCTTCGATGGTTGAATGATACT